TATTTTTTATTTTTTATTTTTTTTATATTTTATTCTTGACATATTATGTAATATTATTATACGGTTGTTTTATTAAATTTAAGGAGAATAAATTTATGGAAAAGAAACAATTATTCACGGAATGGCTAAAAGCCAAAAAAGCCGAAAATACGGCAAAAGAAAAACGACACGTCCTCGAAACTCAAATTGAAGAGCTTTATTCCTTTGAAGGTCAATCGAAAAAATTCAAAGAAGAAGGATTCGACGTAACGATTAAAAAATCAGAATCCTATACCCTCGATCAGGAAGCCTATAAAAATATCAGGCTGGATATTTCCGAAGAACTCAGACCGGAAAAAATTAAGTTTGAATTGGATAAAGCCGGATATTCCTGGCTAAAAGAAAACAATCAAGAAATTTATAAAAAAGTCGCGGATTGCGTGACGTTCAAAATCGGGAAATCTACGATAAATATAGAGAAGGTAAAATGATATGGAAATTTTAGATGATATAATAAAAAAAAATGCCGAAGAGATGAATGACTTTTATATAATAAAAAAAATAAATTTAAAAGAAAAACAACTCATCGAAACAATAGAAAATAAAATTATTCCAAATTTTGATGATAAATTGATTTTGGGAATAGAAATTTTTTTGATTTTTAAAGAAAATGAATATAGAAGCGATGATAATTTTTTCAAAGCGATAGATAAAATGAATTATTATTTAGAAACAAAATGTAATTTCAGATTACCAGCACCATTATGTGTAAAACAAGACTGGATAGATACAAAAGATTCCAATCTCTATAAAATAAAATTAACATTTTATAGGGATATAAATTCCATAAAAAAAGAAAATTATTTAAAAAGAAAAGAAATCAGATTAAAAAGCAAGGTGAAATAATATGGCAAAAATAGATTACAATATTTATGAAGACCCGACACTTAAGAAAATGGACGAATGCCTTGAAGAAAAACAAAAACTCGAACTTCCGCGCCGGTATCTTGGTATGTCAGAAATTGGAAAACCATGCCAAAGAGAACTTTTTTATTCATTCAGAGGCGTGGCTCGTAGAATTATTTCATCTCAAGGAATTAAGGCTATTGAGGACGGATACGATCAAGAGGCAAAAACAATTGCCCGTCTTCGTGCCGTGCCAGGTATCGAATTATATAATGATAATGGCGAAGGTCAGCAAATAGGCTTTGAGATGCTTCTCAGTCATTTTCGAGGTCATTGCGATGGTGTTGTCAAGGGCCTATTACAATCGCCAGCGACATGGCACGTTTTCGAGCATAAATCTGTGAACGAAACTAAATTCAACAAGTTAATATCACTCGTTCAATCAAAAGGTGAAAAACAAGCCCTTATCGAATGGGATGAGATTTATTTTTCACAGGCACAAATTTATATGCGCTGTCTTGATATTACCCGGCATTATATGGTTGTATCAACTCCAGGCGGCAGAGCGCATACGTCATGTCGGACTGAATATTCGGCAAAAAAAGCGGATTTAATTATCGAGAAAGCTCAGTCCATAATTTTTGACAATTTTTTAATACCAGCTCGAATATCGAATAAACGCGAAGCCTTCTCTTGTAAATTTTGCGCTTTCATCGGTATTTGCCACGACGGTGATATTCCCGATGTGAATTGCCGATCTTGCAGATACCGGGAATGTGTAAAAGACGGTCAAAATAATTGTCTTGCGTCAGGCGAGATTATTCCAGATGATGTTATAGACGTAGGATGCTCGGACCATATATTCAATCCGGCGTTAATGCCCGAACCGGCTAAACTCATCGAGCATGAAGAGGACGGATGCGTTTATAAAATAGTTAAAGAAGGTTATCTAATAATATTCAGCAATACCAACGCAAAAGGAATACCAAATTTCGACAAAGAAGTTGATGAAATTTATACGTCTATCGAACTTAAAGAGAAAATAAAGAACATCAATAATATCAAAAAAGAAATTAAAGAAACAAAACTGGATATGAAGGCGTGGGCGGGTAAAAATATTGATACGAGGTTGAAGGGAATATGAAGAATGAATATAGTAAAATAAATTTTCCAGACCTTCGGATTGTGAAAAAAATATTCAAAAAAGGCCAAAAAGAGTATGAAAAATATCTTTCTATTCTCTTGAAAGTTTTAAATGATGGAAAAACATCTGATCGAACTTTAAATAGAGTTAAGATTACATTGATACATAATATATGTAATGGTAAATATATAAATTATTTTATAGAAGATGATATTTTTAATTTTTTAAAAAATATTCCTGTTCGATTTGATGAAAATTTTAGATCACTATTAACTGATAAGTTTATTTCAAAAAATATTGAACTATCTTCAGATGAAATAAATGAAATAAGCAAAAATGTTGTAAAGGCTGATGCGAATGCTATGCTTAATTTTTTAGATGGAATAATTTATTCTAAACAAATAAAAAGGTCTTATGCTTTTACTATTTTTACCGTGACATCAGAAATTAATAATAAAGACAGTTTTCGTTTACTTCTATATATTACAGATGGGAAGGATATTCAGTATATGTTTAATTTATCGGATAATGAAATAACATCAAAATCAAAAGATGAATTAACTTTTGATGTTAAAGATATTTTTAATGTTATCGTAAATATGTTCTATTATATGGATGCTTATCCCGAATCAATTTTGAATGTTCCTCCTGATGAAATAATTGATAAATTAAATAAAAATAATTCAAAAACTATAGGTATAAGTGATGAAATAAAACCATATTTGACAAGAGAAATGATGCCTCATCTAAGGCGTGGGCATTTTAGATATTTAGGGTCAGAATTTTATAAAAACAAAAGAAATCAAACTGTTTTTATAAAACCAACATTCATACATGGCGATGTAAAAACAATAATGAGTCAAGGAAATATACAATGACAACACAACGAAAAATTGATATACTCATGGATAATTTCAAAGAATTTTTGAAAGAAAAAAATAAACGTTATGGTGATTCAGCACTTTGTCCGATACAAATATTTTCAAAAGAAACAGCTCAAACTCAAATAATGAATAGACTCGATGATAAATTAAGCCGTATTGCAAATAGCAAAGAATTAAAAAAGAATGATGTCGCTGATGTGCTGGGTTATATTGTTTTACTCATGATATCGAATGACTGGACTTCATTCGATGAGTTTTTGGATTAAATAAATAAAAAAAAGGAGAATTATTATGAAATATTTTGAAAAAGAAAAAGATTGTAATCTCAAAGGATATTCTTGTCCATTATGTCGGAAAACAGATGTTTTAATTCATGTCGTGATACCAAATATAATTATTTGCTCTGAAGATAATTGTTCTTATCATGAAAATTTCTCTGATTTTTTAACTCATGATTTACTAAGTGATATTCGATGGGAAATAGCAAATAAATAAAAGCATATAAAAAGACCTACCAGAAAACTGGCGGACTTTAACTTTAAAAAAACAAATTTGGAGGTCTTAAATGACACAGGAACAGGTCATTAAATTAGCAGAGCAGGGGCATAATATTTTTCTCACAGGAAACGCCGGAACTGGAAAAACTTATACGTTAAAAAAAATAATATCGGCATTAGAAGCAAAAGGAAAGCGGATTGCTAAGACAGCAACAACAGGTATTGCAGCTACACATATAGACGGAATAACCATACATTCATGGTCTGGCATAAACGTCAAGTCCTGTTTGGATGAAGATAAACAAGATTTATATGCTCTTGCAAACAATAAAAAATCAAGCTATCGAATAAAAAGTTCTGATGTTCTTATTATTGATGAAATATCCATGATGCACGATTTTAAATTGGATATGATTGATAAAATATTATGTTTCATACGGAAAAACGACGATACTTTTGGCGGTATGCAGGTTATTTTATGCGGTGATTTTTTTCAACTTCCTCCAGTTGGAGGAGACGGCAATAATTATGCTTTTTATGCAAAATCATGGGAACAAGGCGATTTCAAAATATGTTATCTTTATGAAAATCATCGACAAGAAAATGATGCTTTATTCATAAAAATATTGAATAAAATTAGGAACGGAACGTTATTAAATAATTATGAAGATTATAAAATTTTGAAACAATCAATAGGAAATATATCAATATTAGATAAAGCAGTTGATTTATTTTTTACTAATGCAGACGTCGATTTTAGAAATGATATTTCTTTATCTAAATTAGACACATTTCAAAAAACATACGAATCAGTTATATCAGGTGATGTAATTGCTATCGGAAAATTTATGAATGATAAAAACTGGCTTGGGAAAAAATCTTTAACCCTAAAAGAAGGTGCAAAAGTGATGTGTCTTGTCAATAATTTTAAAGAAAATTATTTTAATGGAACACTCGGAGAAATAATTTATATGGGGAATAATCCTATAATAAAAGTTTTTAAGACAGGTGAAGAAATAGAAATAGCACCTTATACGTGGAAAATTGAGGAAGACGATGAAAAAACAAATAAAAAAATAATAATAGCCACTGTAACACAAATCCCATTAAAATTAGCGTGGGCCATGACTATAAATAAAAGCCAGGGATGCGGGTTAGATTTTGCCAGTGTTGATCCAAAAAATGTTACGGAAAACATGGCTTATGTTGGAATATCGAGGGTCACTTCACTTTCTGGATTGCACTTAAAAAGTCTTTTGCCAGAAAATCTTAAAATGAATAGAATTATTCTGAAAAAAGATGCTGAATTTCAACAAAAAAGTCAAGAACTCGAAAAATATCTTGACTGATAAAACAAAGGCTCGTAATCTTTGACTTAAATTATTAAAGAAATATTGAAGTAACCTCGACCGGTTCAATATTTCTTTAATATTAAAGAAATTAGGGCCTGTTTATTTTGTTCGGTCGAGGGACAAATAAACAGGCCTTTTTATTTATAAGGAAAAATTTATGCTTAAATTAAGATACTATCAACAAAAAGCCGTTAATAATTTTTTCGATTATTGTTTAAATAATCATGGCAAACATCCGTTGATCGTTGTTCCGACAGCAGGCGGAAAAAGTTTGATTATGGCGACTATCGTACAACGCATGATGGGATATGAAGATACAAGAATATTGTTACTCGCCCATAGAGGAGAATTGCTTAAACAAAATTATATTGAACTCACAAATTTATTAGAAGATTCATTGTCTTTATTCAATAATGTCGGAATATATTCTGCTGGACTGGGATTACGCGATACAAAAAACAGAGTATTGATCGCTGGAATTCAAAGCGTCCACAATAAAGCCTATGAACTTGGTTTTTTTGATATGATACTTGCCGATGAATGTCATCGTATTCCTTCAGAACGACAGGGAACGTATCGGAAATTTCTTGATGATATGCAAAAAATAAATCCAAAAATAATCATTGGCGGATTATCCGCAACTCCCTATAGAATGAAAACTGGATTACTTTGTGAGGGTAAAGATAAAATTTTTAATGATATTTGTTATGAGGCGACAATACCCGAACTCATGAGAGCAGACCATTTTAATAATGAAGATAAAAAACAATATATA